AGATATCTTGTGGACAAAGTATGACGCAGATCTTGTGATGTCTGATGACTTTGCTGAAAAGGTAACACAAATTGTGGAGGGCTTCGAATGGCAGACGTGATGAGTGTAACAGTTGAGATCGTCTATCGTCGCTATGAAACGTGGTCGTTCGACATAGACGATGATGATAAGCCGACAAAGATCTTCAAACAAATTCAAGAAGATCCGTCTCTGTTGTTTAAACAATCCCGTGTTGAATGCGTCAAGGCATCAGATATTTCTGAAACAATTCTTGAAGTAATTGATTTCGATACTGATACCTTAAACATCATCGAATAAATAAATTATCCCTGTAGCTCAGTTGGATAGAGCATTCGCCTTCTAAGCGAATGGTCAGTGGTTCGAGTCCACTCAGGGATGCTAGAAAGGAAACCTATGGATACTATTATTTTTATTGGTGGCGCGGTGTTGGTTATTGGTAGCGTAGTTATACAGTGGAAGATGCAAGATAACGAGATTGCAAAGCTTCGAAAAGAGGTTGAAGAAAACTATGAACTGATGTACGAACTCAAGGCAACAACAGAACAGGGTCTTAACAACCGAATCAGTGCAGTTGTTCGTGAGGTATCAGCATGGCAACACTCGCTTGCCGATATCAAGAAGGCGGAAGACGAGAAGCGTCGTGTCGCTGAAACGAAGTCTGTTATCAAGAAGCTTCGAGACTCTATTAAGTAAGAGGATGGCGATGCCTAAGACAGTACACTTTCCACCAGATGAACCAAACGACTTGGGCTTCAAGGAGAAAAAGACCAATGGATTACCATGATATTGAAGATCCTGAAATTAAACTAGAGATTCTTCAGCAACGTATTTACAATGCCTCTATCCTCTTGGCTGATTGGGATGGTTACTATAATCCCAAGACTAGGAAAGGCAACGCAGAGGAGCTTGCCAAGTTAATTGAAGAGGTGTACATCGTATTGCAGGGAAAGAGTTGGCGTAATTAATTCTAAGGGAATGTGTAGTTCGTTCCCTAAAACTTTTAGGGATATGTAGGAGATTTTAGAATGAAGAATGTGATCGGTTTGCTTAGTTTGGTTGTGGCTGGTTCAGCATCAGCAGAGTTCGTTGTTGTTAATAACCCAGTAGTAGAGACTATTGGGTTCTACTCAGATGCCTTCTCGTCTGATGGTGCATACACCTATGCACAGAGTGGCGCACAGCTTTTTGATTTAGAGGATTCGTATACAACCTCATCCCTCAAGTGGTGGGGTTCATCCAACGGATTCAATGACCAAGGCGTATCAAACTTTACCTCATTCGAGATTAATGTTTGGGATGCTGACTTTAACGGTATTGTCTATACGACAACCGTTGATATATCAAATGTAGAGATCAATAAGACAGGTGATGCAAACTTCTTTGGTCAACCCGTCTATGAGTTTTACGTTCCTTTTGTTGCTCAACTTGCCTCTGGTAGTTATGCAATGAACATTGGTGTTAATCTTGAGGACGCAAACGGAGATCAGTTTGTGTGGTCTCAAGGTGCGGACTCAAACAACTTCTGGCAAACATCTCCGTTTGGTCCGGGTGGTTGGGGATCGTGGCGTCCATTGCCACCATCTATTGGTAATACCGCTGGTGGTGCATTCGTTCTTTCAGCACCATCACCCGCAGCGATTGCGCTGCTTGGTTTAGCAGGACTTGTTGCTAAGCGTCGCCGCTAAGCAAACTAACAAAACCCCACAGGTCGCTTGGGCCTGTGGGGTTGGAGGATAAATGTTAACTTACGTAGATCATATGGGTTGTGATGAGTCTGTGTGTGATGCTGCTCGCGTGAGCATGAACAAGACAGCTGATCTGTTTACTGTTACGCAGAACGAGAGACTGATTAATTACTTGGCAAGACACAATCACTGGAGTCCCTTCTCGCATTGTGTCCTAAAGGTTCGCGTAACAGCACCAATCTTTATCGCACGTCAACTGGCAAAGCATCAGGTTGGTTTCTCTTGGAATGAAGTATCACGTCGATACGTCTCAAGCGACCCAGAGTTTTGGACTCCAGACGAGTTTAGAGATAAGGCAGACAACGTAAAGCAGGGGTCATCCAACACAGTCAATTATTACTCTCAACTCTATAAGACACAACTTGATACTTTGTGTAAGCAAGCGGCTAGTATCTATAGTGATATGTTAAAGGATAACATCTGCCCAGAACAAGCACGTGCAATTCTTCCACAAGCCATGATGACTGAATGGATCTGGACTGGATCATTGTATGCGTGGTCTCGTATGTATAATCTTCGAGCAGATTCACACTCTCAAGTTGAGGTTCGAAGTTATGCTACCGCAATCGGTTCAATATGTGACAAGTACTTTCCACTTTCATGGAGAGCATTGACGAACTATGGCGTTCAATCTGAATGATCTACTGAAACTCGCACGGTTGTTTCCACCAAAGGAACGAACACACTATTCTGTTGTGTTGCATGGTAATAAGATCATGGCCTGTGGCGAGGAGAATAGAAAGAAGACACACCCCAAGGCAAAGAAGCTTGGCTATAAATATCCAACAATTCACTCTGAACTTGCTGCCTTCATGGCAATCGACAAGTCAATCGCAAAGGAGTGTACGTTGATAAACATGCGGATCACGCCAACGGGTTCTGTTGGTATGTCTAAGCCCTGCCCATATTGTCTTGGGTGGGTGTCGGAGGTTTTTAAAGATGTCTGGTATACAAATCAGGATGGAGTTTTTGTGAGGCTATGAAACGCGCAAACATTAATGTAACTCTTCTAAAGGAACAGATCGAACTAATTGAGAGTGGTCTGCCATACAGTTTGCTTACCGACGAGGAAGCAAGGATTGATGGCCTGTTAGATTTTCTACACGATATTGCAACAGGCGAGATCGTGTGCTATAAGAAAGAACTAAATGGAAACCTTGAATGAGTCTACTGTAGTTTCGAGAGATCGTTGTCCCAAGTGTGCCGCAATGGGCGGTGACAACAGCGGAGATAATCTTGCCGTCTATAGTGACGGTCACGTACACTGCTATTGCTGCGGATATCACAAAGGAAACAAAATGTCAGCCGAACCTAGTACTTCTAACTTTAACAAACTGAATGGTACCTTCTCCGACCTCAGTCATCGACGCATTGAGGAGAAGACGTGTCGGCAATTTGGTTATCAAGTTGCACACGTAAACAACAACGATGTCGAGATTGCCAACTACTTCTCCACAGAAGGTGAGTTGGTTGCTCAACATATCCGTGGACCCAACAAGCAATTCGCTTGGAAGGGTTCACCCAAGAGTGTTCAACTCTTCGGTCAACACCTGTGGAAGATGTCAGGTAAGCGGTTGGTTATCACCGAAGGTGAGATCGACTGCATGACTGTGTGTCAATTGCTTGGTGGTACTTGGCCTGTTGTGTCTGTTCCTAACGGAGCGCAATCAGCACTCAAGGCTATCAAGGATAACCTTGAGTTCGTCTCTTCTTACCAAGAGGTTGTCCTCTGCTTTGATATGGATGACGCGGGTCAAGATGCGGCCAAGGCTATCAGTGAGATTCTTCCACCTGGCAAGTGTAAGATTGCCAAGCTTCCACTCAAGGATGCAAACGAATGCTTGGTCACAAACCAAGGCAAGGCTGTTGTGTCTGCGATCTGGGAAGCACAGGTCTATAGCCCCGATGAGATTCTTCACATCTCTAAGATTGTAGAGTCTACCGATAGTCTTCAGGCTAGGGTTTACCCCTTCCCGTTTGACAAGTTGTCTGAGTTCCTCATCGGACAACGATCAGGCGAGATTACATTGTGGGCATCAGGTACGGGTTCTGGTAAGTCAACCATCCTTCGTGAGTTGATGTATCACCACCTTGAAGAAGGTCGATCTGTTGGTGCTATCATGCTTGAGGAATCCCCTCAAGAAACTATGGATGACATGATCTCGCTTATGATTAACAAGCCAGTTCGTGCTATCAATGCAGCGAAGATGATGAATGATCTTCGTGTCCGTATGGGTAAGCCGCCAATCGACATTGAGTTGTTGACCAACGACTTCTCTACTGACGAATACTTAGAGGCTAAGAAGAAGCTGTCTGCCACCAACATGTACATCTACGATCACCTTGGCAACAACGCTATGGCTAACTTGCTTGCTCGCATGGAGTACATGGCTGTGTCTCTGAAGGTAGACGTGATTGTCCTCGACCACATCACAGCAGCAGCGGCTGGGTTAATGGGAACATCCGACAAGGACATTGAGGGTGGTGGTTCGGAGCGTATCATTATCGACACGCTTATGAAGGAACTACGATCTCTCGCTGTTCGTACTGGTGTTCACGTCGATATCGTTTCGCAACTCAAGAAGACGGATAAGGCTTATGAAGAAGGCGATAGAATTACGCTTCAGGATCTTCGTGGT